GCGTCCTTGAAAGTGGGATCAACCTCGACCTACACAACGGTTGAGGCATTCAAATCTGCCTGTGACAAGGCGCTCGGGAGACGGGCTTCTTTGTCGGAGGTAAAGATTCTGGTTCGGATCGGGAAGCTCCTGAGTCGGAGAGGGTCTTCGGTTCAGGCTCCCGTGAGTGGCAGTCGCCATGGAGGGATACAATGAGAGAGCGCAGTACCTGGGCGGCGGACCGTTTGGCGTCTGCCCCACCCGCAGTGCCTGGCTACGGTTCTGAGGATCAGGGTCATCCGGCACATCAGGCTGACCCCGACTATGCGAAGTACAAGGAAGGGGATCCGTCTGCTTGGGCAGAGGATGTTCACCAGCCGCCGTACCCGCAGAGCAATCCGCCTGCAATCCCCGGCTATGACGTGGAAGACCAGGATCACCCGGCTCACAAGGAGCAGCCCCGCAACCCGAAGAATGCCTCTCTGAAGGCTCAGGTTGAGAAGAAGGCAGCCAAGTGCATCCGCGTTGCCCGCGTGATGTTGGGATGTGATGCAGCGGCGGACGCAGTTGAAGATCAGGCGCTGGACCTGATGGACGTGCCTGACGAGAATCTGGACTCCATGTATGCCCGTATGTCGGGTGGATTCATGGGTGCAGAGGAAGAGGTCCCGGCTGAGGAAGAGGACGAGGAGATCGCCGCCCTGCTGGCTGCTGATGAGCCGGTTGAGGAGGAAGACGGTGTGATGGCTCGGATCAAGGCGATGGAAGATGAGCTTCAGAACCTGAAGAAGTCTGCCGGACAGAACGCCCCGGGTGGCAGCCAGAATGGTGCCAACAAGGGTGGCGAGACCGAGGAAGAAGCCAAGAAGGGCGAGAAGAAGGCAGCGTACAACCAGGTCCGCCAGATGGTGGCTTCCTGGGACAGCGACGGCGACGGCTTCTTGATGCAGGCGGACTGGCAGGGCAGCTCCAAGCTGTTCCATCAGGCGGACTGTGACGGCGACGGCATCGTGACCATCGATGAGGGCGTGGCTCCGTTCGTGGACGAGGGTGCTGCGGATGCAGACCTGGGTCTGGATTCTGAGGAAACCGCTTTGATGGCAGAACTGGAGTCCCAGGTTGCCTGCGGCAAGAAGGCGGCGGACGAGGAAGTCCCGGCTGAGGACGAGAAGGACGAAGCCAAGGAAGAGGGCAAGAAGGCAGCCGACGAGAAGGAAGAAGAGAAGGAAGAGGAAGCCAAGGAGGAAGAGTCCAAGGAGGCTTCTGACGCTTCGATGTTCTCCGCTTCCGGTGACCCCCTGGCTGACATGACTGCCAGTGAGGATGCCCTGCTCCGTGAAGTCTTCGGTTCCAAGAAGGCAGAGGACGGCGAGGAAGCCCCGGCTGAGGAAGAAGAGAAGGAAGAGGAAGCTCCGGCTGAGGAGCCCGAGGAAGAGGAAGAGGGCAAGAAGGGTGGGAAGAAGGACGACAAGAAGGATGACAAGAAGGCATCCGCCCAGCACCCCGTTCGCCCGAAGACCGCTTCCGGTCTCAAGACCCTCGGTACTCAGGTCCGCACCGCTGGGAACAAGGAGATGAAGGATCTCGCCCAGTTGTGGGATTGCGCCCCGGATGTGAGTGCAGTCTACGGCATCCCGAAGAGCGAGTAAGTACCGTTTCTCCTGAATCCCCCTGTAATCCCCCATAGTTTAACCTTCAAATAAATCATCCTATTTGGATAGTTTCCTACGTTTTCTATCCTATAACGGGACAGCTTATGTGGAAGCCTCAGTAGTCTCGGGGGACAGTGAGGCGGGGGTTCCGGGGGATGTCCTCCCGGACGCAGACCAGACCCTGTGAACAGGGAGTAGGAGGTTTATCATGCCTTTGCTCGGACAGGCGTCGGGTGGATGGACGGAGTCGTCAAGCGCATTGAGGCTTCTCATGGTCGGTATTCGTAATACCGTCGGAGAACTCACGGCTGACAGCTTCACCCAGACCAACCCGCCCGCAGTCGCAACGAACGTCACCACCCGTGTGGACACGACCCTTTCTGGCGTGCTCTCCGGTTCCGTGGCGTTCACTCGCCCCGACAGCGGGAGTGATCAGTTGGGCGGTCCCGGTTCGAATGCTGTGCAGACTGCCATCGCGGCAGATCCCACGCAGGCAATCGGGTATCGCGCACTGGGCGTGTTCATCAACAGTGCGAATGGCAATGCCTATGAGAACACCCCGGGTGTTGCATCAGGCAAGGGTCCGTATGTCTCCCAGATGGGAACCTACGGGAATGCTCTGTATGAGACGGCGCTCATCGCGCAGGTCGATGCAGGCAATGCTCCCGCTGGTATGGCAATCACGTACATCACCGGCATGAAGCTGATGGCATCCCGCAACGGGTACCTGATGCCGACCGAGGTGATCGGTACGAACGGCGCACGTTTCCTCTGCGACAACAACACCATCGTGTCCGCAGAGTCCTTCGTGCAGGCTGCCGCACTCAGCGCAACCACCATCGGCGTACTCAAGATGCCGCCTGACTCGGTTCAGACGGAACTCGTGTACGACCAGCGGATTTAAGGAGGTACCACCATGTCTATGACTAACGCCCTTCGGCAGCAGGTCATTGGTGAGTACGTCAAGACCCCGCAGGGTCGTGCCAAGCTCGCCGCGTCGATGACTCAACCTTTGCGTACCCGTCGTGACTATGCGGCGGTAGGTCGGAAGACGTTCCTCGTGGAACAGTTGCCCGACGGCGCTCTGCCCATCTACGATAAGGACCCGGATGTCACGGCATACGTGGTCGGTGAGGAAGGGCAGAACATCCTGGCTGTGACCAAGCCGCGCCGCGTGATCTTCCCCCTGTTCGAGATTGCCTCGAACCCGGAAATTCCCCTGACCCAGATCAAGGAGCGTCGCTTCGATCTGATCGAGCGTGCCCAGGACCTGGCTCGCGCCCAGATTCAGGCTGCTGAAGATGAGCGCGTGTTCGCAATCATGGATAGCGTGGCGACGGCTGGCTTTGATAGCCTGCCCGCGCAAATGAACCCGGATATCCCAGTGGTGGCACCCATCACTGGCGCTGTCCTGGCTGATGCGTTCTCCTTGATTGAGCGGCATGACCTGCGTGTGGCTCGCGTGTACATGAATGCCCGTGATTACGCCGACCTGCGTAAGTTCGGACGGGACATCCTGGACATCGAGTCTCAGGCGACCCTGCTGAAGACCGGACTGATGGCGACCCTCTGGGGCGCACAGGTGGTCACCAGCCGTCTCGTCCCGGTGGGCACGATCTACTGCACATGTGAGCCGGAACATTTTGGTCGTATCCCGGTACGCACCGAACTTACCGTTTTGAGTGCAGATGACCCGAAGGCTCGCACGATTGGTTTCTCTTGTTTTGAGAACATCGGCGTGGGCTGCTTCAACCCGCGTGGTCTGGCTCGTCTGACGGTCACCCGGTAAGTGCGTGAGTTGACTGGGGATTTTTCTCCCCGGTCTTGGGTTAGAAAAAGCCTCTTGGGGACCCCGAACCCCAAGAGGCTTTTTCGTTTGCACTCTTCGGTCACTTTTTCTTGACTTTGGTTGGTACCCC